TGCTTGTTGGTTGGGTCCAGGAACCTTAACGTCTTCGCTGTCCTTTGCTCTTAATCGCGCCATGGCAGCTTCGTCCATGAAAGCGTCAAACTTTTTGTTCAACTGCATCAATTGATCAACAACTAGGGCTAGAAGTTTTTCACTGGCAGCTTCCACGCTCATTTCCGGTGCAGATAGCCTAGATTCATCAAGAGCGAATACCGCTCCGCCCTCTGCAGATTTGAGTTGTACCTGAGCTTGCCCCTTTGTACCAGCATTCATTTCTGAACTGGATTGAAGAACTTCTCCTGATTTGGCTTCGCCTTTAGCGTTAACATACTGGACAACATCCCCTGCCACCGGAGCAAAGGCTTCCTCTGCGCCCTGTCTGAGTGCAGCTAAAATTCCTTCGAACCTAGAACTATCCAGTTCTATTGACGGCTCGGATGATTGTCCTGTTATGTCTACCATTTATGTTCTCTTTTGTTCTCTTAGCTGATTTTCTTCCTTCACCCTTTCAATCAATAATGTAATATAAATTTCCCTCTCCCAAGGCATCATCATTTCCAACTCCGTTAGTGAATAGTGGTGACTCTTCATTAACTCAAAGTTTGTTCTGTAATGATTCACCAAACTATCATGGGAGAGGCATATTAGAAAAAATTCTGCATTCCCTCCAAGGTAATCAAGTTGTCTTTCTGGCAGCTTTCGCACGCGAAGGCAACATTGTGTTGTAACTTTGGTATAGTTGAGATGAACTCAGCTATGCCTTGAAACTGTTGTGTCGTCATCGAGTCTAAGAAATTCGACAACTGTTCTGTTGACACGTCTGTGGCGTCAATTCTTTCTTCACCATGAATGATGCTATCGATACAGCTACCCGCTAAATCAAACGCGGTCGAAGCTTTATCTGCGTCTTCTAAATTGTACTGAATGATTTTAGAATATGATGGATACTTGAGTTCTATAGAAATGTCGTCACCCAATTTGACCCGTCGTTCGACCAGAGGAACGTCAACCGACAACTCGTCTAGAGGAATGTTAACTTCATTTTTATGTTCGCAGCTCGTGCATCCGACTAAGATCGTGCTGTTCTCACCAGAAGATTTTGCTCGAATTTGCGTAAACATATATTCTACATCAAACGTTGTCAAATCGTTTGGTCGAATTGTTTCATCCACACAAGAAATAATGGTATCGACGACAGCATTTAACGCAGACTTCACGTCCTTTGTTTCGAGCGCCATCAATAAGACCTTTTCTTCTCGTACGAGATATGGCCTAAACTTTATTTCCTTTCCAGAAGAAGGAATCCGTAAACTATATTTCGGACTACTGTTTAACTGTGGTAATGACATTATATTGATCTCCAAGGGTTCATTTCGATAAATTATATATTGAGTTAGTTACTCACGATTTCGGGCTTGTACTTACTGGTGTCATAAAATTCACCTTTCCAGTTTCGGTAAGTAAAAGTTACATTCACTTCCATTAATTCATTTTGTTCTCCTGTTAGATTAATTGCGCCCATTGCAACAGGATACGCTTCTATTAGAGAACAAGTGTATATCAATTCGTCTGGCGTCACGATATCCAGATCTATTTCGGCGTCCCTCAGATTGATCGGTCCAATCTTCGGTAAAACATTTCTAATTGCGCTTGGTATTTTACGAAGAGCAGTCAATTGTTTATTGTATAAAGGAAACGATTTACCTTTCCTAAACACATCAATTTTGATATCCCGCACATACTCATTATAATATCCGATTTCGTATGTCTCTTGGTTTACTGTGCTTTCGATCCATTCTTCAAAATATTTTCGCACTTTCATATCGTTTAACACGTAGAACGACATACTGACATCTTCGATAGCGTAACCGTTAGCGATGTTTTCTTTATTGATGCCGATCTGCCTCTGCGTCGTCATCATCGTCTTTCCAGGTAACGCTGTAGCTTTACACAACAAATTCATCGCGCTGGCAGTTTCACCACCACCCTCATTAATAATAGGCAATGATACTCTGTACATATTGGTTTGTGCTAAACCTTGTCCCTGAGCAACAGTAGCTTGAAAATCTTCTATTTTAAAAGTCACTATATCATTTTCCTTGAATCTGCGTATACTTTATTGGCGCTACCTTTTGCCCAGTCAGCTGTGGGCAAGAAAACTGCTATTTCATATTCTGGTGCACTTACCTTCGAGAACTGCCCCTTGACATGGTCAGTCAAGTAATGCTTAAAGCAAGGCGCGAAATATTTTAGCTTTGCTGTTCTCTTCAAAAGAGAATAAGACATTTTAAATTTTGTGGTTTCATTATACTTTTTGTTGTTCGTTATGTCTAATAGGGCGTCTAAAAACTTGGCGCGCAGAGTCGGGGGCAAGTAATGGAGGTTCAAACCATAGAACCCGCCCTCTGCTGGCCCGACAACAATAACCAAGGGGAACTTATCATAGTAGGGTAGCGTATCTTTTGTTTTAGGATCATAGAAGAAATAGTACATATGTCCGACGATTTCACTGTTCGTTCTTTTTAGTTCGTCCTCTTTCATTAATGCTTCACGGTTGATCCCGCGCATCTTCTGCGCTTTCTTTCGGAACCATTCACGTGATTGTGCTGTACGAGGATTGATGCCGTTTCGAAAGGCGGCTAATTCTAAAGTTTTAAACAGATTAGACATGCAGGTTATTTATAATGATTACCAGTAAATTGGAGCGGGTAGGCAGATTCGAACTGCCATTTAAACGTTGGCAACGTCTGGTAATAACC